AGACCAGCTTTTTTTCAATGTGATTGAATTCGTCGCGACGAACTTTGACGAAAAATAATTCGTCACCTGACGAACTGTAATAATATTAGGTATTTATGAAGCATTTAAATAAGTCGGAATTTGCACGATATGTAAGTGTAGGTGAGGCAAGTGTACGTCGTGCAATCAAGAAAGGTGAAATTGTTCTAGAACAGGATGGCTTGATAAATCCGAATAGACCGGAAAATGAGAATTATCGTTTAACAAAACAACTTGACCCTACTGCAGGTGTGACACGAAGTACTCCAAAGGAAACAATAGAAAGTAAAACAAATCCACAATCAGATGTAATAACTGAACTAAGGATAAAAAAAGAATTAGCGTCAATTAGAAAAATAGAGTTAGAGAACGAAAAGAAAAGAGGAAATCTAATTGATAGAAAAACTGTAGCAGAAGTTTTCAACCGTTTGTACTCGGTTCAGCAGTCCGAGTTCATTCCTATAGCGAACAAGATCATGCCCGAAGTGGCTAGTATCTTAGGGACCGAAGACAACGAGAAAATAGCAATTGCAAGATCGCTGTTAGAGTCTGAGCTGTGGAAAGCCCTTGGAAGCATGAAACGATCCATCCAAGAATTTTTAACTGAGCATGAATAAAGACCGTCAAAGTGACCTACGTTTTTGCTTACAGCAAATAGCACTTTGTCCTTCTGAACCTCCAATTCAGTCGATATCTCAGTATGTCCAGGGACGGCGGATTATGCCTCCTAATTCGCCGTTCCCTGGATTGTGGGATAATGAGAAAACACCGTATGCTAAAGAGTGGATGGACAATATGGCGCCTAATAGCCCGATCCAACATCAGGTTATTATGAAAGGCGCGCAAGTGTCAGGCACGGAAGCTATGCTGAATACGCTCGCGTACTATATGGATCAATGTCCGGCGCAGATACTTTATATAACAGCGAAAGAAGAATTACTTGAAAAATGGTCTCTTAGACGCCTTGAACCGTTGATTGACTCAATGGGTATACGTCACAAAGTTCTAGCGTCTAAAGAGCGGTTAGGTGTTGTAACAAGGCGAGCGGTAGACAAGACACTATCCAAAGAATTCATTGGAGGTTGTCTTGATTTGGTGTCCGCACGATCTGCAGCGTCACTAAGAGCAGAGTCAAAGCGGATATTACTACGTGATGAAGTAGATGGTGCGCCAGCACTCCTAACCACAGGTGAAGGTTTTTGGCTTGACGTTTCGTACGCAAGAACAAAAGCCTACGGATCTCTGCGGAAAGTAATGGATGTTTCAACACCGTCCACTTTCGAGGACTCGCAGATCTTCCAACTTTATGAACGAGGCGATAGACGAAAATACTTCGTACCTTGTCCGTCGTGTGGACATTATCAAGAACTTGTTTGGGAGCAAGTGACGCCGGAATATAAGTCCGGTAAATTGTTCGACGTTTCCTATAAGTGCATCAAGTGCAGTGCACTGTTAAAGAACCATCAAAAGCGCGAGATGTTGTCAAAAGGAGAGTGGCGCCCTACCGCGGTTTCGGATAGTAAGGTTTTCAGATCTTATCATTTGTCAACCCTTTATGCACCTGTTGGTATGTCCAGTTGGTTCGAGATGTATGAAGAATTCACGCGTGCGCAAGAACAACCAGACGGTATGCGCGGTTTCACTAATCTTTCGCTCGGAATGCCGTACAAAGAAAAAGGTGTTCGGCCTATTCTTACAACTCTTCAAAATCTTCGAAGCACATATAAATCAGGTGAAGTTCCGGATGGTGTTCTGTTTCTTACAATGGCGGTAGATGTTCAGGCTGGACAAGAACGTAATGATGGTAAACCGGCCCGTTTAGTAGTAGAAGTTTGTGGTCACGGTAAAGGGTTTAGGACGTGGTCGATCACATACCGCGATTTTGTTGGGCCTATTGATGATATCAGTTCAGGTGCGTGGATGTCAATGACCAAGTGGTTTCAAGAGATTCAAGGGAGTTTCTATCGGTCGGATGGTCAGAAGTTCCCAATATCGCTTGTATTAATTGACAGCGGATATGATGCACACATTGTCTATGATTTCTGTCGTAATTGGCAACACACATTACCGTCGAAGGGCTATTCACTTTTAAAGAAAAATAAGAAGGAAAAAGGCTTAGATGAAGCTGGACCTGATTACTTTCGGCGGTATCGTTTGGCGAAAGTAGGCGACAGCAAAGAGCAAATGTTGGCAGAGATCTCAACGAATTATTACAAACACCACATTTACACAAACCTATCGAAGGTACGAAATGAAGACAAAAAAATTCAGGCGCCTGGTTTTTGTGAGTTTCCTAGGGATTACTCTGATGATTACTTTAGGGAATTATCGGCGGAAGAACGACGCGCCGATCACAGTTTCTATTTGCCATCTAAGCGGGCAAACGAAGCCCTTGATTGTCGAGTGTACAATATGGCAGCTGCGGATATTTTTCTGGATAAGTTAGTTAATGCACAGCAGGCGGAAGCTAAAAACGCCGGACTTCTTGACATTCAGATCCGAATGATTAACCACGCTCGGATTTTAGAGATTTTGGAAAAACGGACGCAACGATCAATAATTACGATCAAGTAAGCGTAATCGTTCTATTTTACTTATGGCATCAAGACGCATTTTGGCGATGCGTTTATTGAAATCCATAAGTATATTTTCTATTTCTTGCACATGGTGTGGATATTCTACGTAGAGATTTCGCAGTGTGTGTAGTGATGTTGATAGATCTTGCCATTCAATGTCAAGATCTGTCAATAATCTCGATAGTTTAACCGACATATTCTTCTAGGGATGCTGGGCGGTCAATATGTAGATTGTTGGTGTAAATTTCCCAACAAGTGATCATAGCGTAACCATTACCTGAGTAACAGCGATCAGGGTCCGCAGCTGCGCAGCGCGCCATATAGGAAAGGATAGTGTTGTGGTCTTTTTTAGCCGCAACTTCGAGTTTTTTGAGTTGGGTTGTGGTTAGGCACTTTGCAGCTAACCGTATTTGAAGTTTTTGGGTGTTTGTTGTTTGCATGATTTAAATATAGCATAAACAAATTTCTGGATCAAGAAAATTCTACGCGTGCAATGAAAAAAGTAATTTATATGTATGAAAACCCTTATAAATTCAAACACTTGTAAAATAGTTTGAGATAACCCACCCAAAAATTTGCATTTGGCACGGAATATGCTAGACTTCTTACCATAGACAGATGCTAGCAATTTCACCGAATCGCAAGGCGCGAATTCAGGCGCGCATAACTTTACTCGAATCGCAGATCTCTACACTTGAGACAGCGATTTCTTCCGCTTTAGCCAGTCACATTGAAGAGTACACCTTTAATTCAGGCGATGGTTCTCAACGTGCGGTTAATCGTACTACTTCAGAGATGCAAAGAACGTTAGATAATCTCTACAAGCAACTTGAGTTCCAATACAATCTACTACGTGGCCGCGGTATTGTCAAGATGGTAATGGCGAGAAGGTAATAATTTGAAAAATAAAAAAGAAATTCTGCGGAAGTGTTTCTACAAGGCCATTACCGCTCAGAATCCGGATACTGCTGCCCGATGGGCGGCGATCTATCGTAGAGAGAAAGCGCGCGCTTACGTGGCTCCTACGGGTAGTTTTGAGTCTGGTGCTAAGTATGTGGATGGACTGAGAGAACTACAAGCCGCAAGCGGTCTTAAGCTTGACCACGATCTTGTACGACAAAAAGCCCGTATAGCATATCACGATTCGTCTATTGCCCGCGCCGCGGTAGATCGTTTCGCGAACATGGGAATAAGCAATGGCTTATTTCTAGAAGCGCTTCCTATTTCGGAATTTCTTGGCAGGCCTGCTGCAGAGCTTGCCCGTTGGGCATTCGATATTCAACGTCGTTTTCATTTGTGGGCGCGCAATAAAGACTCACATATTGAGCGTAACATGACGCTGTATCAACTGCAGCGCTTTCTTACTACTAGTCAACAACGTGACGGTGAGTACTTCGTAAGACTTCATTACATTGACGGCGAGATAAAATTTGGAACCTTTGATCCAAGTCAAGTTGAAGAAGGAACAGAAGGGCAAACGACTTACGAATACGGCGTTCACCGAGATAAATATGGCGCCGTTGACAGCTACAGAATTCGTGTTTCAGAAGACAAGACAGTAGTATTTCCATCATTTGCAAAAGACGGAAGACCTCTTATTCTTCACGGTTATATGCCTGAATATTCCGGTCAAGTACGCGGATTATCTCAGATAGCACACATACTTCAAGAATGTAAACTTCTTTCAGATTATCAAGTTAACGAGCTTATTAAAGCGTCGTTGCAGGCTGCAATTAACCTTTGGGTAAAACCGTCAAAAGATGCGCCTGCAACTAATATATTGTCTGATTTAACTGTAAACGCTGGACCTTTAGCAGGTTACGCAGAAGACTCAATTCCAGATGAGCCAGATCCTAATGAGGATAATGTCACATACAAACGGATGGATGAAGCGATCGCCATGTCTGGTGGCATGGGCGTATTTAGTTTAAACGCAGGCGAATCGCTTGAAGCTTTCAAACCTACTGCTCCTAGTGAAGCATACTCAAGTTTTACAGATTCTGTCAAAAGTACGCTGTTTTCTTCGTTGAACACACCACCAGAAGTAGGAAAATTAACTTTTAATTCGAATTATACTGCTAGTCAAGCGGCGCTTCTTTTATTTTGGGACGTATTGAAAATGTGGCGTGATGAGCTTGCGTCTGATTTTCTTAATCCACTTTACGAAGCGTGGCTTGAAAACGAAATAGCTAATAGAAGAATTAAGTGCCCGGGTTGGTCAGATCCAATGTTGCGTCAAGCTTGGTCTTTTTGTCAGTGGACAGGAAAAGGAAGACCTCAAACAGATCCAGAAACACAAGGTCGTGGTTACAAGGAATTTGTAGAACTTGGCGCCAAAACACTTGAAGAAATCGCACGTGAGACAAACGGATCAAGTGCAGCGTTAAATAGAGAAAAACTAAAATTAGAACTTGCGGAAATGCCCGAAATACCGTGGCGTTCTGTAGGAAGGTCGAATATAAATGGATAATGCACCTACGTTTGTAGATTGTACAGCTGGACAGTGGACTTTAGTAGCAAATGCTATTCAATCAGGTGTTGTACATATAAAATTAAAACTAGACGGTGGATTTGGCGCATATCTTCATTACTGGAAGAAAGATGGTCAAGCTGCACCTACGGCTACAGATCATACGCTTGGAGTACCTTTTAGGGACGGTTCAGCGGTAATATCAGCTGATGAAGATATCGACGTTTATGTGTTTGTTATGGGTTCGGTAGCTGGCCGTGTTCGAGTGGATAAATAATGGTAGATATTATAGGAAATAGTTTTGACGGATTAGGCATTATACCGTCAAGTAAAATGATCAAAGGAGGTTACCGGACTATTATAGGAAATGGCTCAGGGTTATTTCGTCAAATTCTTGGTTTTGATAAAGGCATTTTCGCCAACACATCAACCAGATATATCACAGCAAAAAACCCAACTACCGGTCTGTACGAGATGACAGG